TCCCATCGGCGGCTGCATTCCAGGCGCCATTTGCGGCTGCTGTTGCGGCATTTGGCCACCAAGGCCCGACGCCATATCCATTTGTCCAATAAACGGGCTTGAACCCTGGTGAATATCCTGGGCAGCCACTTCCGAATACGCATATTGTTCAGCGTTCATTTGGTCAATTTTTTGCACCAGGTCACCTGGCGACATATTGGCCAACAACAATTTGACAATCGCTTCAATTTCCGTTTTGTTTTGGCTGGTAATTGACCTGGTGTTTTGGTCGTTGACCTTGACTTCGGCATTTGTTTCGGTGTTGTGCGCCCTGGCAATGCCTTTGATAAGTTCGCGGCGGGTTTCGCCTTCCTGGCGCACACCCTCTTTGGTCATGCCATATTTTATGTCCAGGCCCATCATTTGCATTTGCTGCTGCTGGTCTTCCACCATCTTTTGCAATTGCATCATTTTCATTTGCACTTGCGGCGGAATTGGTGACTTTTCGTCGATCTTGGCCAACGGGTTCATGGCGGCCAGGCGGTCGGCGATAACGTCGGCGCCAGGGAAATCCATGTTGCGGAACAATAGGTCGCCAGCCACCTGGAAAATCTCGCTTTGCGCCATCATTGGCATCATGGCTTCCACGGCTTCCATGCGCTTGCTGTTGTAGCCTGGGCCGGTATCCATCACCACGTCGTATTCGCCAACGGTAACGTCGTTCAGCACCTCGCCGGTGGCCTGAAGGTCGTTCAGGGTTGTCAGGTCAGGTTTACCGTCCACGCCAATAATTCGCAACACGCGTTTGGTATCGTAAATTTTGGGGATCAAATCCAGGATGATTTTGCCGGTGTGCTTGATTGAACGCGTCATGTTGTCGTAGAAGTGGAAGTTTGACATATCCACTTGCTGTTGCTGGCCTTGCAAGGCTTTGCCCGACACATTGCCAATCATTTGCTGCGCTGGATCAAAGATGCCCAACACGGTTTGCAAATCCTGGCCAACTTCGCTGGCGGCTTCCATAATGCCCGCGGGTGGTGGTTCAGGCTGCAAACGCTGCGGCGGCTGCGGAACCACGCGGCCTTCAATGTCGGTTTGTTTGTAACGCAACACCGGCGTTGATTTGATGTTGGCCAATGCCCATTCGTTTTCGTGGCCTTCGTCCTGGCCTTCGGCCATCAACCATTTGGCTTTAGGCGCCAATGCAATGGATTCGGTCAGGCTGGTGCGCCAAAAGTTAAACATCCGCTGCGGGTCTTTGGCATTGCGAACCAGGCCGTATTTTTTGCGCTTGCCTTCAATGGTCACCTGGGCGCCGTAGCACGGAATAATTGGAATCCACTTGCCCGCCCATTCCTTTTCCTCCAGGATTTCCATTGCGGTCAGTTTGCACCACTTCACAACCTTGCGGTAAGACGAACGGCGTTCAACTTCCACAATGCCCGCGTCGTCCAGCACTTGTTTGGGCGGCAGTTTGTCGGCCCAATCCTTTGTCCCATCGGACAACATCACCAGGTCAACTTTTTTGCGGTCAATGTAAAAGTATTCGGCAATCCGTATGTCTTCCTTTGTCACCCATTCGGCGCTGCTGTCACCGGTCGCACGGGGCTGAAATCCCACGCCATCGTCGGCGCCTGGGTACATTTGCCGGAATACGTGTTTGGGGATAACGCTGGCCACCAGGCATTTTTCAGCGTCGGAACCATCGGGCGCCACGCTGTTGGGATCAAAGTAAACAGAAAACGGGTCGTCAACTGGTTCAATGTAGATTTCCTGGTCAAACGAATTTTCGCTGACGTAATCGGTCACCACGCGCCAGTAACCCCAACCCATCCGCACGGCATAGGCAAATGCGGTGTCGTAAGCGGTGTCGGCGTTGCTGTTAACTTCAATGTGACGGGTGATGCCTTCGATCACCTGGGCGACCTTCAAATCGCCTTCGTTGTTGACGGGGTGAACCTTGATCCTGGGGCGCTGCTGGCGCTGCTGATTCTCGACCTGGCGGCAATATGCGTCAATCTTGTTAATCGTCAGGCACGGGCGGGCTTCCAGGTTGCGGCTGTTTTGAATCTCGACGGGCCATTGATCGCCCGCGGCGAATTTCAAATCCTGAAGGGCCGATGAACGGTTCATTGAATCCGCTTCACCCACCAGGCGCAAAAACTTAATCGCGTCCTGGATGCGTGGATCACTTGATTGATCTTGGTAATCTGACATATTCGCCCCTTATTTTCTAAAATTATCCCATCCAACCGGCGCCTTCGGCAACTAATCGCTGCTTTTTGCGTGATGTTGGCTCTTTAATCATCAGCGCAATGTATCGGAATGCGTCGGCGCCGTGGGAATATTGATCGTGCAATGGTGATTTGCCAAACTGTCCGGTTTCGGCGTCAACCTCATAACGGTAATGGCGAAGGCAGTTCAGGCCATCGGCGCAATTCTCGCGGTCGAACCAAAGATTCGGAAAGATGGTGCGGGCCGCGTTGATCGAATCGACCACCGGAACCCGCGGCATGATGCTAGTTTTAAATCCGGCGCTTCGCACAATGTCTTCAATCGTGCGACCGGCTGCGGCTAGCGTTTTGTTTTCGGCGTCGTGCGGCAGCCAAATGGTTTCGTACACATAGCCAAACGTTTGAAGTTGTGCCAGGTACGAAGTCATGGTGCGCTGGCTGCCCTCAAAGTATCGGATCAGCCTGGTTTCCATGCCCACAAACTGCACAAACCACCAGGCGGTTGCGTCCGACCAACCCAGGTCGCAAACAGCGTGAACGGGCTTTGTTGGATCGTATGGCACGGAAGTCAGGCGGCCATTGTTTTCGGCCACTTGCATTTCATTGCCAAAGATGGCGCCATCAACCGACCGGCGACACATACCTTCCCAAACCTGGTTGTATGCGGCTGGATCGCGTTCTTTCAGCGCGTCCTTTTCCATCTTTAGCGTTTCAGGGAACCAGGGGTTATCCGACCAATTGATCCGCATAACAATGCAGTCACGCGGGGGCTTCAGGACAAACCGCTGGTAAGTTTCGTCGGTTTCCAGGTCAGGATTGAACGAAACCCATATCTCGCTGCCCTGTTTGCGGATTGTCGGAATCAATATGTTCCAGGACAACCGGCTGACGGTTTGGGCTTCCTCCACCCAACAAATATCCACACCTTCGAATGACTTGATGTTGGTCGGGTTGTTCTTCAGGCCGATGAAGGCGAATTCCGTACCGTTGAAGCCACGGATCGACGTTTGCGTAATCTCGTAAAAGGGCAGCAAGCCCAGGGCTTCGATTTGGTCGCATAGCAATTTGTGGACGGAATCCTTAATGCTGGCCTGGAATTCCCGCGCACACAAAATCCGGATTGGGCTTTTGGCCCCCAGGATAAGCAAAGCGCGGGCGATTCCCCAGGATTTTGCACCGCCGCGGCCACCCAGGCAAACTTTATATCGCGCCTTTTTGAATAGTCCTTGCAACTTGACCGGAAATTCGGCCTTTGCAACGGCTTGTTCAATTGTCGGTGTTGTGTCCATCGGGCGTCACGAAGGTTACCTGGATGCCAGCAAAGGCGGCGCCGTCCTTGCCGGTGATTTCCTGTTCGATCTTGTCGCGCCAGCCCAACACATTTTTGGCCGTAAAGATGGCAAACGTGCTGTTGTATGCGTTCCCAATGGTTCCTTCAATCAGGTTGGCTTCCTGTAAATCCTTGGCCTTTTTATAGGCGTCAGAAAATTCCGGATGGTTTAGTTCACCCGTATGGATATTCTTGGCTGTTGCCCAATCATGCAGCGTTTGCTTTGTCACCCCGATGTTTGTGGCAAATCTTGCAAGGGTAGGGAAAACCCCAGGCAATACCTGGGTGTGTTCGTTGCCCTTTGCGTCACGGTTCACCACTTCCCTGGTTGCCGCCTGGCTGAAGTATTCAATCATCATGGCGGGAAAATCGTCCTGGTACACCGTGGGGCGACCAACTGGACGTGCGGCCACCTTGGGCTTGGCTTTCGCCTTTGGCTTTTTGGTGGCTGCTGTGGTCATTTTTTCTTTTGCTTCTTTGCGGCTTCCCGCTTTTCGGAATAGGCGATGGCCACGGCCTGTTTGACGGGCTTACCGGCCTTCACTTCGGTTTTAATGTTTTCTTTAAACGCTTTGGGCGTCATCGACCTGATTAGGGGCATCTTGTTCACCTTTGGCTTTGGATTCTTCCTGGGCAATCACCATTGTGTATTCCTGAATGGCGCCGCTGATTTGCAGCAAAACGGCTTCGTGCTGTTTGGCTGTTTGTTGCAGTTCGGCCACGCGGGCTTTCATTTGTTCAATCGTCATGGTTTTCCTTAGTCGTTGCAGCCAGGCTTTAGGGTTTCCCCGCAATCCTGTTCATCTTGTTCGTTTAATTTTTCTTCCAATTCTTTGTTGGCGCGGAATAAGGCGGCAGCCTGGGCCACCGCCTGATCCCTTTGCCCTTCAAGCATTTCAACCAGGAATTGCACTTCGGGGTCGGGATGCTTCAACATGGTTTAGGCAACTGTCGAAACCATGATGTAGTAGGTCGTGCCACCGCTTACCACGGGAATGGTGTGAGTAACCACGGGTGAACCGACCTTGGCGCGAAACACGCCAGTTGCGCTGACTGCGGGCATCAAAGCAAAGTTTCCAACTTCGCCCGTGCCTGAGTTGGTTACACGCATAAATGATGCGTTTGACCAAGTGCCGCCCGTTGCAAAATCAGAATCAAGTTGTAATGCTGCCAACGTGCCACCAGGATTGGTAGATGAACCACCAATGGTTGCGCGAATGGCGTTGGCCGCACCGCTAATAGTGCCGCCAGTATTGATTGACGTGCTGTAATGGGCGCCGTTGATTGTGCCAGCAGCCGCAGCGCCAGCACCGGTCACAACAGCAAAACCGCGCACAACTTCACCGGAACCGGTGCTGGTGAACGTCAGTTTGTTGTAGGACAGTCGGGTGTCGCCACTTGTTGCGCTGGTGGTAGCGTAAGCGCCGTTTAGGACGCCAGCCGAAGTAATTGCGATAGGTACGCCGGACGAACCGACTTGAACGCTATCAAACGCGGGGTCGGCGAATGCGACACCGATTGCTTTAGTATTTGCCATTTTTGGTTTCCTTTATTTATTCCAAAAGGGTTTAACAATTCCAGTTTTTTAGGCTGGCTTTAGCCCGTTCCGCGGGGCCTTTCGCGTTCTTAACCACCCCTTCCATCCTGGCACAAAACGACGCTTTTCTACCGGCGTCGGCTTTTGTTTTCGGGTTTGGTGCTGGCGGTTTCAAATTCGAATTATTCTTACGGTTATATTCTGCACGACCTTTGGCAGTCATGCCAGCCCCCTGTTCCGTCGGGTTGTAGGTTTTGCCCTTGCCCGTGGTTTTATGGGGGATTGGTTTGTCGTGTTTCTTGGTGGCCATGATTATTTCTTTGCCGTCTTTGCCGATTGCTTGAATGCTGCGGCTGTTGGCGCACCCTTGCTTCCAGGTGTTCGCATTTTCTCTACGGGTTTACCCGCCGCCTTTTGGCGTTCAATGCGTTCCTGTTTGGCGTGAATGTTGGCGTAAAGCCCTGGTTTTGTTGCCATGATTAATCCTCCACGACGCAAGCCACGTCGCCTTCCTGAATGAGTTGATGATCTTCCCCGTCGATTTTGTGAACCGGCCAATCCAAATACGTGCCGTTGCCGTATTTGATCCGTTCGCCAACCTTTACGTCAGCAACCTGGGGGCCAATGGCAATCACGGTTCCTTCGTTAAATTTTTCTTTGTTTTCCACAATCAAAACGTCCGACAAACTTCGGACAATAGGCTTGACCAGGACACGATCATGCAGCGGTGTTATCACCATTTTTCGGTTTCCTTCCAGGCTTTTTACGTTCGGGGGGCATTGTGGTGGTGTCCGTCATAATGTCATACACCGGCAGCGCCAGCATTTTCATTTGATGTTCACCGCACCAATCGTTTTGGTGTTTGTTTTGCGGCGCTGGATAGCGTCGGCAACTTCCCATTACCTGGGCATTGCGGAAAAATTCGCACGTAAGGCACGTCGGTTCAACCATTTGGCAGTTTCCCTTCGATTACGCTTTGGTTCAATGCGCGGGCAATGGCTTCGGCCATCGCTGTGGCTTCGGCTTCGTTCTTACGGTTTTCCCGATGCTGCGCGGGCGTAATCTGCGGTTCCGCGGTAAACGGCATCGCTAATGGCGCCTGACTTTTTGGCTCGTTCGAGTGCATCTTGTAATCCTTTCCTCACTTCATTTTCCTTCAGTTTAGGCAACTTGTCAAGGCTGCTTAACTGGGCTTTTCCCGCGCCGCGGCTGTTGTCAATGACGCGAATTTGAACCTGGGGGTTATTACGGTATTTTTTGGAAATCTGCTCAATTACCTGGCGGGCGCCAAGATGCGTTTTCATGTGTTCGGAAAGCGGAACGGTGCGGCCAGTTCCCATTGTTTCCTCCATGCGCCTCGCCCGCTTCAATGCGCCGTTTTCCAAGGCTTCCACGGGATCGCGGTAGGTGTAAACAATGTCCACCTTGCGTTTGGCGTCCAATGCCTGGCGAATCTTTTTGTCGGCCGAATCAAACGAATTCATGTTTGTGTCGTATACCAATTCGGCTTTGCCCAAACGCGGATCAACTTGTTTGGCCATTTCCATGCCGCTGGTTTTGCCCGCGCCCGTGCCACCGGCCGTAAAAACTACGGTTGGGTGGCGGCCTTTTGGCGTTGGCTGCGACAGTCTTTCGGCATATAACTGTTTGACAAACGCGCTGGATGGTTCATGCACGTCGGCCGATTTGGTTCGGTCGGCGCGGTAATGTTCGGACAGTTCGCGGGCCACGTCGGTGTTTAACGTGCGCCCTTGATCCGATTCCATCAATGCCTGGTATTGCTGCACCAGCCCAGGATAGTCGTTTTGCAGCCGCCCGAAATATTCCTGGGTAATAGGATTTTCAGGTTGGTCGCCCATTTGCGGCTGCGGCGCAAGCGCGGAAAGCCGGTTCCCGACCGGCATTTGCCCTGGCTGCACCGCTGCCATTGCTGACAGCGGGGTGGCCATTACATTTTGCCGCTGCGGGTGTGCGTGTAGCAAACGCCGCTGGTGCGGCCGCCATCAAACTTTTTGTCGGCGCCAGTAGCGTCGGCCTTGCCCATTGCAATGCCGTTTTTAATCATGCCCTTGCGTTCGCCACCGGCGTCGCTGGATTTCACGCCGGATGGCTCTTTTGCGTTGCTGCCGTAGCCGTAGCCTTTGGGTTGGTTCATTGCTGACATGGTTTTCCCTTTCATTTGAGGAATCGAAGTTTATACAACGTGGAATTGATAAGGTCGGCGATTTCGTCAACCAAGTTTTGTAATTCCGTATCTTGGGGAAGTTCCTTACGGGCGTCTTCCACAAAATCTTTTAGGCTGCTGAAGTATTCCACGGGATTTTTGGCGTTGTGGAATTCTTGCGGCCAGGATTTCAACTGTTCATAGCGGCCCATGAAGCATTCGGCGTAACTATCAACCAGGTCAATAATGTCGTTGTAATAGTGCCGAAGGGCTTTGTGTTGGGAATAGGAATTCGTGGACAAGTGCATGAAATGTGCAACTGTCCCTGAATGCAGCAAGGCTGCGATAAATTCTGCTGATTCGTCTTCCATATTCGCCCATGATAATGGAAAAAAGCGGGGGCCGTAACCCCCGATTAAGGCAACGGCTCAAAAATCCGTTCCCATTCTGCATCATTTGGGATCGGCACGTCAACTGGCCATTGGCCGCTGTCAACCAGGTAATCAACGGTTTTTTTGTGGGCCACCCACCA